CTTTTTGGGTCTATACTTTTCAACCCAAAGAAATTCATCTCTCATAATTTCTTAATCTCACATAATAAGGTGCTAAAATATGAGTATTGAAGTGTTTTCCTACAATACCCCTCTCCAAATTTAACTCTTGAAGTAATCCCCAAGAACCCTCTTTATTAATGAGGATCTGTACCCATTCTACATCATCTTCAAGCAATTGCACAGCTTTATCTTGTGCAGATGTCCAATCTTCATATTCTTTTTCAAATTTAACATCCCTATTATAAGGATCATCTATTCCACATACTTTATAGTCCATTCATGTATTCAGTACCCAGATTAATCTAGTGACCATGAATATAATCAAGACATAGTAGGTCCACATAATCCACATGCCAATCTTATTATGGCGAGATCCCCTAGCATACCTAACAGGTCCATGAGCGGAATCCCACCCATCTGCCATATATTCACTTGGATCAATTTTTTTACTCATCATTAAATGTAGAATCAGGTTCTAATGCGATGTAGTAGGTCAAATCATAAGTTTGACATTGAAATCTAGATAACAATTTAGATGATACTATCACATCATAAGTTCCGGGAATAATCTTTAAATTCTCCTCTTTAAAGTTGAAGACAAAAGATTTCTCACTCTCACCCACTATAATAGAGAAATTATTTGAAGTATCATTCTTCTTATCTCTAGCAACCAATTTAACTACTCCATCTTCACCAATAACAGAAACATCTGGTAATTGATAGACAGATGCTGCTTTCTTCAACTTCTCTAACTGTTGACCAGAAAGAATAAAAGAAACATCCTCAGTAGGAAGGGTAATGGGTTTATCTGGTGGAGAAACTATAACAGAAGCATCAGCAAAGAAATACCTAGAACGCATCTTCCCTTCTTTGATTACCACATAATTATTATCCTGACCAAAATCCAACTCAGGAGTTTGGTGCAAAGCTAGTCCATTAAGGAACTGGTTCAAATCATAGATTCCAAAATCTTTAGGAATCTCCTCAGTAATAGTTGCTTCAGCAAGTATGTTCTTCATCACACTAATACTACGTAATTTATTCCCTTGTTTGAAAAGAATAGATTGATTAATGGACGAGAAGTTCTTTAGAAGATTGATTGTTTTATCAGAAAGTTTCATAACCACGGGTCGGAGTTTCATTGTCTTGAGTATTCCCACTGAAATAATATAACAGTAGGCAATAGTGCATTGCTTTTAGTATATCACGTTTTGCTTGTCCTTTCTTGTCGTACCTACTCAGATACTTGATTGCATTAGAACGGCAGAAAGATTCCGCATCGCCAACTGATTCGATAAGATCGAGCGTTTGGACGTTGGATCCTTGGGAAGTATAATGTCCATTATAGGTTGAAGTGACATAATCCTGAAGATCTTTGATTCCTTTATCTTCTTCATATTTTTTGTATGCTGTTTTGTTTATGGAAGGTTCTTGTTTAAGAGAACTAACTGTAGGATAACAATCATCTTTCAATGGTGTTGGCCATACTTGCTTTGGGAATTTTTCAACATCACCTTCAAGTATCACCCTTTCTCTTTTCCTTGGATCAGTTCCTATCGGATACCTATAAACTGTTTTACCATTATCTGGTGATTCGTAGATAAACTTTGCTTTATCCTCCCAGTTTCCTGCACCAGCATGAACATCTCCATGCCCATCAACGAAATCTCCTGTCACTTTAAATGCCCTCTCTCTATCCTTTGGATCGGTAAATGGATTTTTTATATCAGAATCATTACGATTATAATCGTAATAATAATCAGAATAAGGATACGCAGAATCCTGCTCTGGAATATCCCAAATAGGTGGCCAAGGTGAACCAGGAGTCCATTCATATCCTCCTGATAATTCTATACCCCTATTATTCATAATAGGATACTCCTTATCCATGTCACCATAAAGTTCCTCATATAATAACCACCATGCCATAATTATAACAAATTCCTTGTAGTTTGTCCAGGCTCTCTGAGAAACCATCCAGTAGAAATATACTTAGGAATTTCACCAGTTAGAAATCCTCCCCTATGTACATGAGTGTATCCTGCTGGCCACAGAACAATAGTTCCTGCTTTTGGTTGTAAAGCAATCTTCTGATGCAAGAACTCAGTTGCTCCTCCATTATCTGTGGGAATTGAATTTAAATAAACCATCCATGTAAGAGCTCTATCCCTATAAATGAATTGTCCATCCTCACAATGCCACTGATGATATCCACCACCTGCAGTTGTTCTCTGAACCTTTGTAGACCAGGAAGAGAGAGGATCAGTATCTTGAATTAATCCCCTATAAACATTAACATATTCATCAAATGCTTTCCTAATATAAGAATTTAATTTTTTAGTTAAATCTAATTCCACCACTTCCAAACACATCTGAACATCATTCCTTGAGAAATGACCATCTGCCATCTGCTTATCCCCATCTTTAAAACAGGGTCCTATAAATTCACGGTTTCCCTCCCAGATATTAAAAGACTCAATGATGGATTCACATAAGTCATTAGGCACTCCACCATCAAAGACTCCAATATGATCAGTTATCTTCATCAACCTTATCCTCCACTTTTTCAAATTCAAATTCAACATCTACCTTATCATATAGTTCTAAGAAAGATTGCTTAGTTTCATCATCAAATCTGTTTACACAGACTTCAATTGCCTTTGCCTTATTATTAAAAATAGAATAAGCACGAACTATATGAACCAACCTTCTTGTACTAATAATCTCATCAATACCACCATCATAAAAAGTCTTACGAATAATATCACCCCAATCTACTAACCTCTGACAGAAATCAGTATCAGTGACTCCTAATACAGAAGCAACCTTTCCAAGAATTCTTTTCTCAATCGCTGGAGAAGGATAGTTTTGTTCAAAAGTTACAGGGAATCTTTCGAGGAAGGCTTCATTAAGCACATTAGTTCCAATAAACCGTCCGTCGTCAGAACCTTTACCTTTAGTGTTTGCTGTTGCGATGACGTTGAATCCTTTTTCTGGGCTAACGAATCTTCCGATTTTTTTAAGGAAAATTCCGTTACCTTCAAGGATTGGTTGGAGGCAGAGGATTTTGTTACTGGCAAGGTCGATCTCGTCAAGGAGCAATACACATCCCCGTTCCATAGCTTCAATGACTGGGCCGTTGTGCCAGACTGTGGCACCGTCAACAAGGCGGAAGCCACCAATGAGATCATCTTCATCTGTTTCTATAGTAATGTTTACTCTAATAAGTTCTCTTCCGAGTTGGGCACAGGCTTGTTCAACACTGAACGTTTTACCATTGCCTGAAAGTCCAGTAATGAATGTAGGATAAAACACACTGGTTTTGAGAATGGTCTTAATATCATTAAAAGGACCAAAGTGGACGAAGGTATCATTTTTTGCGGGAGTAAGATTTTGCTCAACAGGAGGCACAACAGCAGGTGCTTGATATGCTTTCTCTATATTATTTACTTCTCTTGGGACTACCTTTAAATTCCACTTACCACGACCAACTTTAAATTCAGTGATCTTGCTAGTAACTGTATGATAATGAGTATTATTCATCAAGCACCAAGCACGAATATCAGCAGCAACTATCTCCTCTCCATAAAGAGACTGTAATGAAGTTACAAGTGATTCAAGATTAAGTGCCATAATTTAAAGGTTTTTCATTTGTTCTTATTGTAGAGCCATAGGAGAAGGAAAGGACTTCTTCTATGCCACTTTCTTTAGTGACCCCCATAAGGATCACTATAGTCATCATAAACCCCAGAACCTGCCTGATCCTGTAAAGGACCTCCTGGACCAGATGCCTCTGATGGCATATCTTCATATTTTTTTATACTCTCTTCCCATTCCTTAAGTGATGATGAACAATCAGGTGGTTCAGGATCTTTATATCCCTTAATCTTTTTCCACTTTTGATACAATGTACTCATATACCATGACTGAGATAAACTCTTAGGTCCATTCTCTAACATCTCAAGATCCTTCTTACTGCTAGTATAGGATTTCATCTCCTCACGCCAGTTAGAATCATCGTAAGTCTTATTCATATCCCTTCCTCCTTTTCCAATCACTATACATCCCACCAAAGACCATACTCTCATAAGACTTCAATTCTGCGCCAGCAAGAATTTCTATCTGTCTTTTAGATAGTTTAGAATTCATTTTCTTATATTCCTGTGGGAAGTTTTTAATTGCTTCTTCAGTCAATTTCATTGTCATACTCTATAATAATACGTTTGACACTCTGACCTGATGTGTTAATTGCAGTTTGATGAAGGTACTCACCGCCCAATTCTTCAGCAAGTCCTTCAATCTCCTCAAGGATTTCTTCTTTACTCATAATTAAGCCACTAGTCCTATAAACTCACCAAGAACTTTTTTATTTAGTTTTTTGGCTTGAAGAGACTTAACAAAAGCACGCTTAATTTGTGCCTTAGAAGCATCTTCATGTACTTCAAATTCATCATCATTAGATAATCCTGAATCTATTATAGCAAAATAAGTATCATAACCACAATCCCTAATAGAATAAGTTTTATCTTTCTTCGCTTTTCTTAAAGTATCATCATCTATACTATCATATCTTTTAATAAAAGTACCAAAGTCTCTTGATGAAACAAGACGAATACCAATAAAATTAACATCTGGATGAATCTGCTTCAAATTATTAAGTAAAACTTCTGTAAACTTATAATATTCATAAGAAAGTTTATAAGTATGACCTGTTTTACGATTACGTAAAAAAGAAGTCTCAGGTGTCCAATGCCTCTGCCCTAACCTTTCTTCTCCATCATGTCTAGTAAAGGTTTTATAAACTGGCATTTGTCCTGCTTCACCATCACTCAAAATAACACATTGAACTTTCTGAAGATCATTCTGCTTTTTAAATTGAGGAATAATCTGATGTAAACACACCAAAGCATCATTAAGAGGAGTACCACCTAAACCAAATTTCTGAGGAACCTGATAGCAAGATCGAAATTTACTATGAAAATCTAAAGAACCTACCAATCTCCACAAGTTCAACAACTGATTTTCTAAAGTTGCCTTATTTACTTTACTACTAATAAAATTTAAAAGACAGAATTGGTCATCAACAACAAATTCATTCTCCTTAGGTTCTGTAATTATAGGAGACTTTACAGAGATATCTCTAAAATAATAAGCATTAGAAAAGGCATAGACTTCAAAAGGAATCTGAACTTTTTTACAAAACCAAACCAAATTAAATAATTGCTTAATTGTATCCTTGATACAATGACACATAGACCCTGACCAATCAAGAATAAAAATCAATCCATGATTCTTACCGTCAGGAACTATGCTGATCTTCCTAAAAAGGTCTTCATTGAATTTATAACTATGAAGCTTCTCTGTAGAGAGAACCCCAGTACGACTAGTAGTAGTACGAGCATAATTGTCAGCTGCCTTTCTACATTCAAACTCCTTAACAAGATAATTTACCTCCTTCTGTGCTGACTTTTTGAAAGAATGGTAATCTTCATCTACATTACTATAATCTGCAACCCAACTCCTAACATCAGTTGGTTTTAATATGTCTCGAAAGTACTCATTCAATTCATTATGTATTTCAGTATGAGAAATAATAGCCTTATTCACATCTACTGTTGGTATTTCACAATATACATTCTCATGAAATTGACGATTATCATTTAATTCACTTAACTTATCATTAAAAGTATCATCTGTCTGAACTTTAGGTTCTTCCCCTTTCTCATAACTAGGAGTATCTAATTGAGCAGGATCCTCCTTTGGTTGTTGTGGTTCCTTTTCTAACTCTTCTAAGAGTTCATCATCAGTCATCTCCTCTACATCTTTCTGATCACTAGATAAATTTAATTCTTTTTGAATATCTTCTTCTTGACGCTTTTCTTGTTTCTGCTCCATCTGTTGTTGAGCGCAATACTTATAAAGAACTTCTGCAGCATTAAGACTATCATCAAAAGTCTCAGAAGCACCAATCAAATTGATAATCTGTTTTTCAGCAGACGAAAAAATGATATGAAGGACGTTGCCACTCTTGAAATATAGATTAGCCCTATCAGCAAGATTAAAACTATTAATATCTTCACCATCTAACTCAAAGAAATCTTTATCATTAAGTTCATTATATCCATTATAGAAAGTTTTGGCAAGTCCAGGATACTTTCTCTTCATCAACTTCTCAATTCTAGCATCCTCACAAACATTTACAAACTGTTGAGGAACATTTATCCTCTGGGTCCAATCCTCATCAGGAGTAAACAGAGCATGTCCTACCTCATGACCCACTAATAAGTCATATACAAGATTACTGGCACGCTTCCATAGAGGAAGAGTCAACACACGTGTATGAACATCGAACTGAGCAGTCTCTACGTTCCTATTTTCTACTACCAAATCCTCTGTAGCAAGCAACTTAGCAAGCTGGGACTTAATTTCGTAGTTGACTGTCATGGTCTATTGACTTGATACATCTAGTATGCCATAAAAAAGGACCCCTTGGTGGGGTCCTGTGACAGATATTTAATTGGTTGTGCCTAAACTAAAACCTCCTTACAGATTCGTCTGCACATTACTGCATTGTCATCACACTCGGTAAGGCACTGAAAATAATCATTTATAGCTGATTCTTGACTTGTTTTTTCTTCCACTTCTTCTACTTTACTTTTCCATCCAGCTAATTGATTATGGGATACTAGGTTGTGCATTGATGACCTCCACAGTTGTTTACTTTAACACCATAACAAAGGAGTTTGGATTCATACGGTCCTCCTTCTATCCATTCTATCATTATTTAGTCAGAAAACCAACACATTTCATCTATTTTTTACAAAAATAAATGCCTACGAGTTTATACCCATTAAAAAAACACTCTTAAGTTTCCTCTTGAGTGCTTTCCTTCTTTCTATTGCTTGACGCAATGCTTGTGGTTTAAGCTTTCGCTTTTTCTCTTTCTTGGAGTGATGTATCCAGTTCGGGATAAAGTTGTTCAATGTCCCTCCTACACAATTTTCTAACATTATCTATAAGTTTACCACTCTTGTCAAGCTTGGTAGTTCCTTCCTTGGGACTCATCTCATATTGAGCAAATGCATCTGTTTTAAAAGGAACTCCTACTATTTCACTAACCCACTTAGAAAACTTAGGACCTAACCCATCCTCATATTTCCATATATGAGTATCCTCAGAAAGAAATTCTACCTGAGATCTCCACCAATTTAAAGTTTCAGGGAAAGGAAAATTCTCTAACATATAAAAAAACTTCTCCTCATCCTCCACCTGTGTCATAATTTGTGGACCATATACCTGAGTCATATAAATGGATGCTGAGAAAAATTTATCAATAGGATTTCTAACTACAGCAATTTGAGGAATACCTTCTATATCACAATACTTCTCATACAATTCTCTATGAAAATGAGCTATCTCACAATCCTCTATAAATGAATGCTGATAATGAGGTATTCCATATACTTCTATTGGTTCTGCTTCCCATCCATTATTCTTTAAATTAACTTCTATAAATCTTCCTCCTGTACGTGGAATGTGAATAAAATGAAATCTCTTTCCTGTTTCAGTATGTTTAAATGTTGCCATTACTTTTTGTCTCTCCTGTGATCCCAAGGCTTATCGTGACCCAAATCCAACCACCTCGGTAAGTGTTCTTTAATCCAATATATTACTTTACGCATTATAATTTCATTGTAGAGAAGCCTTTAACCTTTTCAAATTTTACCACATTGTCAAATCTTTCATCCATCCCACTCTTATGGGATATTACAAATATGTTAGCATCTTGTATAACATATTTAATAATCTTAAGAAATTCTTCTGTGCCAAATCCGTCTAATGAGCTATCAAACACCTCATCCATAATTAGTAAATTTGTATTAACTGAATTCTTAAATCTTGCTACTTCTCTCCAAGTGAACAAGAGTGCTAAATCTATTCTCATCTTCTCTCCCTCACTGAAAGAAGAATAAGAAAAATCCTCATGAATAGGGGATTCTATAGTTTCATTGAACTCATCATCAAGTTTAAAGTTAATATAAAAATCCATCATTTGAAGATACTTATTCACCTGCTGATTAATTAAGGGAAGATACTTCTTAATTATCAAAGACTTAACTCCACCATCCTTTAATAACCCGTAGGTGAAGTCGTAGTAAGTAATATTCTCTTTTTTCTCAGCCAAATGTTGATACGTATCTTGAAGAGTACTCCTAAAGGTTTCTAGCTTCTCATGCTCAGTATTTCTATTTTCAAGTTGGTTGGTAAGTGTTTGAATTTCACTGTCCAAATCTCTGACCTGTCGTTGATAGGTAGAGACCAAAGTATTGTTTTTAGAAATGCCATGCGTTAGTTGAGTAATCTCCTTAGATAAAGTTGTGAAGTGACGCTCTCTTTGTTCCTCTGTTTTAATTGCCTCTTCTAGTTCTTTATAACCAGATTGCAACTCCTTTGCTTTACATTGAGCGTCATCAATTTTATTTATTCTAAAGTCCTCTTCGATATCTTGAGTGCAGGTAGGACAAACTGAATTCTCTGTGAAAAACTTATGCTCTTTAGTAATTGTGGAGACTTTTTGAGTAATTTTACCCTTAATATTATTAAGTTTCACTAACTTACCTGCTTCTCCTGTTGCTTCTTCTTGCTCCTTGAGAAGGTCAGTAATATCTGATTCTGTAAGTTGATTCTGTTCTATTTTAAGATCAATTTCAAGATTCAACTTATGAATTTTGTCATTCTTACCCTTTATATTCTGCTTACCCCTACACTCCATTTCCTTGATAAAGTTCTTTTGCATTTCTACCTTATCTTTTATAGACTCTTTTTTTAATTCATATGTACGAACCTCTTCCCTAACCCCACGTATCTTTTCCTTTATTAAAGTATTCATAGAGGAAAAGATTTTAATATCCAATAACTCCTCTACCACCTCTCTCCTACTTGATATAGGTAATTGCATAAAGGGAACAAATGTACTACTCCCCAAAATAACAATTTGAGTAAAAGACTTATAGTTCATCTTAAGAACATTTTGTTCCAACCATTTCTGTTGATCTACTACAGAAGAAGATTGATCTAATTCTTTCCCATCTCTAGTAATCTTGAAGATAGCAGGTTTAATACCTCTTATTATTTGCCAATTAGTAGAATTAACGGAGAATTCTATATCAACTTCACAATTCTTCTCGTTAGTAGTATTAATAAGTTGACTCTTATTAACCCTCCTAAAAGACTTTCCATAAAGTACAAAGGTTAAAGCATCTAGAATAGTAGACTTACCTGCTCCATTAGTCCCAACAATTAAAGTAGTAGAATCTCCATCCAACTTAACCTCTATAGGATGATTTCCAGTTGAAAGAAAATTCTTCCAGGATATCTTCTTAAATATAATCATGTTTAGTATCCTGATCTGGTGGAACTACTATGTCATTAGGTGTTATAATGGCATATTTGTGTCCATGTAATTCACAAGTTTTAATCATTACATCATCTTCAATTTCTATAACAGACATTTTAGGATAATCCTTATCTTCTAACTGAAGAGAGTATCTCATGGCATCATCATGTTCTTGGAAAATATAAAGAACTTGTTCGCGGTCTTCATCGACCACAGAATAAGCTCCCTCCTTTTCTTTTCCCTTCACAGTGATAATATACATCACACCAATTCACAAGCCTCCTGGTAGATTTCCTTTACTATTCCACTCACTACAGACTTATCAAGAGATATCTCTGCTTCTTCAATATATCTATTCAAAATAGATAAGGTATCTTCAGACTCATAATCATTAGCAGAATCATCTGGGTCATACCATCCGCTAAAATCAAAGTTCTCAACAATCTTTAACTCTGCTACATTAGCAGTATATAATTTATCAATAAACTTTTCAAACTGAGTAAGATCTGATTTCTTACGAACAATAACCTTTACAATTTTATCTTCATACTCTCTAGCATCAAAAGTCTGGTGAGGAGTATCTTCATAATAAATCTTATAAAAAAGACGATATGGATTACTAATAGGGGTATGTTCTAAGGTATCGGTATCAAAAAGATGAAATCCTCTAGAATCCTCAAAATCATTCCAATAGATTTCATAAGGATTGCCCAGATAATAAATGTTTCCTCTATTAGATCTAGTATGAAAATGACCTGAATAGACTTTTTCAAATCTCTCAAAAGGGCTATAATCAAATCCATGATCCATCACAACATATTCATTAACTTTAAACCCTTGCAATTCTAAATGTCCCATCACGCAAGGAGATTTTGATTTAGTTAATGCCTTAAGAGTCTCTTTTTCATTCTCAGCATTAATCCAAGGAATAAGAAGAACTCCTAATTCACCTAATTTAATTTCAGTAGGTCTAGAGTAAACTGTTAGATTTTGATATTCCTTTAATAATAAATCTACTGCATTAATATCATTAGTATTCTTATAATATGCAGTATGATTACCAACTATAGTATGAACAGTAATGCCCATATCTCTCAAACGATCAAAATAATTGCTTTTTGCCCAAGTTAGCGCAGAGAAATCAATACCTTTACGACTATCAAAGGTATCTCCCATATCAACAACTATTTTAATACCCTCTTTCTCTAAAGTCGGAAAGAAAACATCCTCATAAAATTTTAAAAAATAATCATGAAAGAGTTTAGAATTTTTACGGCATCCAAAATGTTGATCAGTAATTATTGCAACCTTCATTAATTACGAAGTTTGGAATGAACAGCATCCTTGATGGAATTATAATCTGAATAATTCGCAGCGTCAAGATCATTAGCATCGAAGACCTCATCAAAATTAGTCTTCTCTAAAATCTTATTCTTAATTTCTAATTGCTTTTTCTCTTGTGATATCCTTCTTAAAAAAGCATAGTAAATGATTTGAGTAAAGTATGCAAATGGATTCTTACTTTTCTCTGGATTGAAGTTATGAATATATCTTACACAATTTTCTATACCATCACATATCATATCATCCTTAAACATATAATTCACAAAGTTTGGCTTATATGATAAATGATTAGCAATCTTTAAAAAACATTCTCCAATATATCTTGGTATTTGAGGCTTTGGATTACCTTCCAACTGTGCTCTTTCTATAGCAGCAAAATAAGCTTCTAATGCAGCAAGAAATTCTTTATTATTAACATAATGTTCGGATCTCTTTCTACGCGTAGTCATAGTTATAGGTGCTGCATAATTTGGCATCTTTATTGCTTATCTGCTCTTAAGATTATAACAGCAATTAGCAACGTTGACAAGGTATCAATTTATAAGTAGAATACCTTTGTTGGGTTTGAAGGGTTAGTTCGAGCTTGATTTGTATAATTTCTCTAAAATCTCTTTAGCGTCATTTACACTAGATATATATCCCATTCTCTTATTCAACTTAGTATGATTAGTTTTATGCATCTTCTTGATATAATCTTGATAGAAAATAATCATCTCTACATTTTCTGATTCTGATAAAGTTAAAACTTCATCTAAATTAATAATAAACAAATCTTCACTAGAAGTTTTTAACCAAGGTTCAAATTTATATCCACTAACTTGACCTCTAGTTTTTACTTCTTCCACTACAATAGGATTAGAAACTAATAATAAAGTTCTATCTTCTTCATCAGAAGCAGAAACTTTAGCAAATACTTCGTCACCACATTTAAATTTTAGTGTTGCATAAAAATCATCTTCTATCATTCATTTTTCCTCCTTGATATCTATTGTTATGATTTCATAGTTAAATTGCTCTTGTACGTATATTTTGACTCTTTCAATAAAATGATTTAAGGTATAATTTTTTCTTGATCCTGTAGTCAAATCATCAGCAATATCATAGAGTTTTGCTTTAACCTTGTCTTTGCCTTTTCTTAAAACTCTTCCAATAGACTGGAGATTTCTAATTCTAGACTTAGATGGACTAGCAAAAATAACGTTGTGTAGCCTCCTAATATTGATGCCTGTAGAGAATGTTCCATAAGAAGCAACTATGATAGCATTGGATTCTTCTTCAGTTATTTTTCTAACTTCTTCTCTGTCTTCGGCGTCAACACCTCCATGAATGAAAAATACTTTTCTCTCATGGATTACAAGGCTATTTATTATTTCATAAAGTATCTTACCATGTGCTTCTACTCGACTATAAAGTATGAGAGTATTGCCTTTTAAATCTACTGCTAAGTTTGAAATAAATTTATTTCTTTTTACATGACCTATTAAATATTGAATCTCATCCTCATACGTTTCAAACTTTTTAGGTTTATATTTAAGCAATAAACATTGGATATCTAATTGGGAAAGATGCCCTTGTTCCATCAAATCCTTAGTTTGAGTTACTTTGTAGGATGGTCCAAACAGTCCTTCTAAGACCCACTTATGGGTCTGTGTGCCATCTAAAGTTCCTGTGAACCCATATCTATACTTAGCATGATGTAACTTATCCATGATGCTTACTAAGGACTTACTTTTGAAAAGATGAGCCTCATCACCAATGATAACATCGTAATCTTCAAAGAATCCTTTCTCTAAATTATAAACAGATTGCCACGTAGTAATTGTAACTTCATTAACATTAGTCCTTTCTCTACCTGCATATATTCTATGACAATGATTCCCTGGGTCCCATCCATACTCCTCAAAATCTTTATACATTTGTTCCACTAGAGAAGTGGTAGGAACTACTAAAAGAATTTTCTTCTTCTTAGCTACAAAATATCTTACAATGGCATATATCATTAATGACTTGCCAGATGCAGTAGGAGATATTAAAAGTTTTCTATTATATCTTAAAGCATCATATACTGCATCCAATTGATAGTCTCTAGGTTTAAATTTAGTGATGGACGCCATATAATCCTTCACCCCTCTCATAGAAATCATTTCATTGACTTCGAATGGTGGACCATAAAACTTATTGGTTTCAAACTTATAGGTATATCCTGCTCCCTCACAAAAAGCAATAATTTTATCTAAAAGACCAACATAGATTCTTTTGGTCTTCAAATTAAAAAGATGTACGTATCCATCCCAGTACTTACTTCTGTACTGCGGCATAAATTTTTTAGACGGAACTTCAAATCTAAATCTATCCTTTAACTCATATTCAATATGAGGTTCAGTCGTTATTTTAAGATAAACCTCGTTTACCTTTTCAATAGTAAGATTATCCATAACCAGCTTGGAACTTTATTACTTCAATTGCATTCTTAATCTGATATGTCCTATTAGAAATCTGTCTGAGAATGCTTTCCAAGTAATTTAGCGTGGTTTCATAATATTCAATTTTAAGAGAAGACGCAGAAAGTTTCTCATCAGCATCAAGATACTTTTGCATTGTATCTTTATCTCTAATCTTTTTAGGAAAAGGATCTTTTATATAAACATCTGGATCTGCTTTACCACCATAATATTCATATCTTGCATGTCTTATATTCTTTCTTTGTTGCTCTGCTCTCTTTTTTAGAAGAGAAATTCTATTATAAATGTCATAATACTTAGCATGGAGCATAGGTATATTCAAAGATTCTGTATGTAAATTATCTGCATCTATCTTAGAATCCTTTTCCCACATAATCTGAAGATCATCTAAATCAATCATAAATTAACAATCATCCGCATTCATATCTAGTATATTGTATATAGTATACTTAAAAGTGACCTCTGCTGTGAAGTACTCTAGGTCTGTTTG